GGCTGATTATGATTTCGGTAATAACCTCTCTGTAGGCGCGAAGGTTTCTTATAACCACAATGATGTAGATGGATCTGCCTACTCTCTCGATAACGATTGGGTCGTAGGTGCAGGGTTTAACTACAAATTCTGATTGTAACCCCCAACAAATAAAATAAAAGCCTCCCTTTTTGGGGAGGCTTTTTTTATATTCGGTGTAAATAAATAAACATGGAACCCGAAAAGTCTATTTTAAAGGAGTTTCTTAACGGAGGATGGTTAGTCCCGCTGGTGGGTGCTGCTGCGATGTTAGCTAGACTTTTGTCGGGTGACAATGAACTATCGTGTAAACAGCAATTAAAAAGAATATTAACAGCAGCTATTGCTGCTGGTGTAGCTTGGTTTATTTTAGAACAAACTGATGTGTCTTCCCTTACGAAAGCTATTACTTATGGTATCATTGGCGTGGTTAGTCCAGAGGTAATTAGTGGCATAGTCAAACTAGGGGAAAGGTTTGCTAAAAACCCAGAAAAATTTATTAAAAAATGAGACCCAAGTTCATAGTTTATTGCCTAGCGGCAATTTGTTTAACGTTTGGCTGGAGAGGAACAACTCTTACAGAAGATATAAATAATACCCTAGCAGAAAATGCTCGCCAATCAGAATCCTCTATCATGGAGATTGGAATGTGCTTTGATTGGTATGGTGTAATTATTGTAGATTCTGTGATAAAAACTTCCCACGGTATTATATCTCCTAGTGAAATGGTTGAGGTTCTAGAGGAGGAAAGCGCAAATAAAGATGAATATCTAGAGGGATACAAGAAAGATATTACTCCCGATGAGACTGAGTATGCAGATTTTGTTTTTGAGCAAGAGAAGAAAATAAGCTCTTATGTTAGTCAGTTGATCGAGTGGGGAAATAAAGAAGACGTTAATAGTATTAAAGCTTCCATTCCTCACATGTATACAATGACCGATCCAACTATCGAGGCTATCAATAATATTATGGATACTAAGATGTATTATAATGAAAGAAAGTCTGAGGACTTATATTGCAGAATAGATGAATACAGAAATTTTATGATTTTAACGGTTGTTCTTTCGATTGTAATGTCAGTGTGTGCATCATTTAGTAGGAGGTGTAGATGAATTTTAAAGGAAAAAAAGAAGTAGTTAAAGCTGTCCAAAAGCTTTTAGGTGTTTCTGCTGATGGAGCAGACGGCCCTGTGACATGGAATGCTATCTTAGCTGAACTATCTACCAAGGAACCTGTTGTTTCTGGTAGCACCATACCAGAAAAAATGGTCTCTCTCGCTAGGAGAGAAATAGGAGTCTCTGAGGTTGATGGTAGTAACTGTGGGCCAAGGGTTGATGAATACAAAGCTGCCACATGGTTAGATCCTGACAAGGGTTGGCCTTGGTGTGCTGCGTTTATATGCTGGCTAGTTAGGGAATCAATAGAGGGAGAGACTGTTGCATTTAACCGTCCACAGACTGCTGGAGCTTGGGACTTTGAAAACTGGGCTAAAAAACAAGCTACTAATGGTGTAGAGTTGAGGAAGCCTACAAACGAAGACATTAAAGCTGGTGACATAGTTGTTTTTAGTTTTTCTCATATTGGTTTAGCTGTAGCCGATGTAGATTCAAGCGGTTACGTTAAAACTATCGAGGGTAATACCAACGGGGCTGGCAGCAGGGAGGGCGGTTCTGTCTTAGAAAAAAACCGCCACGTTTCAAAAATTCGTAGTAGAATAAGAATTCTGTAGATTAAGCTATTGTTTCCTATATAATAGGTCAATGGACAAGCTTAAGATCAAGATAAGAAGAGAGGATATCTTCAATTATGTTGTGGGTCATTCTGTTTTTGACCCTATTGAAAAGTGTATTGATCCTACTAGATATGAAGTCTTTGATGCTTTTATCCATGATAATCAAACCAAGGAAAAAAGAATGCAGAGTAGTGAATATCAAAAGTTCTGCTGGGAAGTTAGCAAACTAAAAAGTTTTAGCGAGGAAATGGATAGAACTGAAATTGAAAGGTTGTGTGACGAACTAGAAGATATTGCCCCCACTTACGTTTTACTTTAAAATATGGCTAAAAAATCCACATCATCATACTCTCTCAAAAAAAGAGTTCGAAATAAAGGTGTTCACTCTAAGAGTAAGCATACTAATAATAAATCTAGCAAGCTTTATAAGAAAAAATATAGAGGTCAAGGTAGAATGAAATGAATCTTGTAAATGACATACCTATCACATCAGATGATTATGAACATGTAAATTGTATTATTGAGATTCCTAAAGGGACTAATACAAAATATGAGTATGATGAGAATTTAAATATATTTAAATTAGATAGGTGTCTAGTTTCATCTCTCCAATATCCTATTAATTACGGTTTTATTCCACAGACTATTGCACTTGATGATGATCCTTTAGATGTATTGGTATTTAACCATGACCCTATTGATAGAGGAGTCCTAGTTTCCTGTAGGGCGCTAGGTGTTCTTGGGTTTGTAGATGGCGGCAAGATTGATAATAAGCTCATAGCAGTTCCAGACTGGTCACCAAAAGAAAAATATAAAACATTAGCTGATATTGAGCCAGAACATCTCAAAATTTTTAGGGAATTCTTTAAGATATACAAAATTGACAGAAACTCTGAAACAGAAGTCGGCAAGTGGGTAGGTAAACAAAAGGCTGATTCAGCCTTAAAAGATTCTCACGAAAGGTGGTTAAATTTTACCCAAGAAAGACTCCATAATGAATGGTCAGAGCGTCAAATGTGGCAAAGAATTAAAGATAAAAGTTACATAGTTCAACCTGATTAGGTGTAAATAGAAGTATGGACACTATTCTTCAACTAGTTCAAGATAACCCTTGGTTTGGCGTAGTAGCAGCCGCAATTGCTTTTGCATCTGCCGTTGCTGCTGCCACCCCAACCCCTAAAGAGGGGTCTTTGTGGTCTAAAGTCTACAAAATTATTGACTGGGCTGCGTTAAACATTGGGAAAGCCAAGCAGAAATCTACGGACTAATCTACGGATTATTCCCTAGACATTCCCCCATCCTGCGCGGGGTGGGGGTTTTGGCGTATATTAGTGTTGCCTTAATCAATTATTCTTATATACTGTAATTAATGATATCAGATAAGGCGAAGGGTTTATCGGGTTCTACACATGTAGCCCATACTCAAAAATTAATGGATGAATCTACGGAGAGATATCATCATTCGTGCCTTTGTGCGGGTTTAACTATTAAAAAGACGGGGAAAAACCAAGACATAGGTCATGTAGACTTTGTAGTAAACGGTGAAACTGTTGATTTAAAAGGATTAAAAAACTCAACCCGTGAAGGTAAAATCCTACTGGAGTTTTTAAATGTTAATGGAAAGACGGGATGGTGCAATGAAAACGGAACCCCTTTGTGGATAGCTTTTGATTTAGGGGCTTTTTTTCTTCACGCTAAAAATGTAGACCTATTTAATCTAGCTAAAGAAAAATGTGACCTAAGAGACACTGTAAATAGAGTGGATGAATGCCTCTATAAAGGGTATCGGCGCAAAGGAAGAAAAGATATGATGTCAATGGTTTTACTAAAAGATGTTCTTCAATCTTGTGAGCATTGGTTTCTGCCTTACTCTAAGTATAATATCCCCTTAGAGGAAGTTTAGGGGTAATCACGAAACCCCCCTGTTCCTAAATAACGAAATCCGTCATCATACGGTTCTATGAATAGCCCTGTCGTCACAGGTGAAGCTCCCGTCCAAGCTTTATAGCGCAAGTTTACTTGGTTGTTATATTCCCTTATTAAGTGTGAAGCTTCCAATTCTTTTGTTGTTGTTCCACTTACAAGATAATATCCTGTTACGCGATGTCGAAATCCACTCCAATCTCCTGATTCCACCCCTGTGCTTGAATGTATTTCTTGAAGAAGTGTATAAACGCTAGGCATTACTCTCTAAGTTACACTTTTTTCTGGATTCTTGAAAAATTCTCTTGACTCTGTATATTCAATCACTATAATAGTGACGTATTCAAATAGATATTAATTGTAGCAGCCTGGATAACGCTAATTATTTTCTCTATCGCTTAGACGGGTGCGCTATTGACACAGAAGAACTCATCAAAAAAAATGAAACCAGAACTATATAGAATGCTGAAATCTCTGGCTGAAGCAGACAAAAGCAAAGCCTTACTCAGTCTAGAGATCATGTCTGAGAATGCAGCTGGAATTGGGGATCACTCTACCAGTGACTTCTGGGACAATGCAAATGAGGCTCTTCAATTGCTGGCTTGTGCTGACGATAGACTTGATGCCTTGGCGAAATACTTCCCCGAGGAGGAGGTATCCAACCCATCCACATTATTCTAGAATGTCTAGATTGGAGAGTGCTATTTATTTATTAATAATGGCCCTATGTTTAGTAGCTTTGATTAGTTTTGTTTTTTCATGAAGGTTATTTATTTTATATTATCTTTACTTGCTGGTTTGACAGTGGGGCTTGTTATTGCTTTATTTATTGCGATAGTGGCTTTTATTAATAACTTGATAGCTTTTCCCTTTTTGATTTACCGTAATTGTCTAGAGGTTGAGAGGCGTAAACTTTATTCGGTAGAAAATGATGACATATGGGAACGTCACATTAAAAGAATGAAACAAAAGGATCACAACTAATACCTTATGAAAATTAGTAAAAGAAAGATAGAGATAATGAAAAGCATTGTTATTGGTGTTTTGCTTGGGGTAATGATTACTTTAGTTTGCACCTGTTTGCGTCTTATGATCGAGAGGGATTCTGCTTTAGATCAAATTAAACCAAGGGAAGAAATAAAGTTTCCGCCCCGTATCCCGAGAGAATACGAGAGAGCTAGGGAGGTCATTCCAATGCCCGTTGTCCCTGATGCTGAGTTGACTCCAACCGAATATTTAAAAATGGCGAGCATGTATCCAGAACTTTTTACCAATGAAGAAATTGTTAACCTGTTAATCCAATGAAAAAGACATTATTGTTTATATTATTCTGTGGCAGCGTTGTTGCTGCTGCGGCCATCTTAAAGCCAGAAAAGAAACCTGTGCTTGAAAAACTCACCGTCTCCTATGAGAATAAAAAGGAAAAAGAAATACCAGTGACGGTGACTCTAACTAAATACCAACTCGAAAAAATGTTGGACATGGTTGATGAAGAGTATGGATATGGAGGCCCCGCCTCTCCGCAGGATAGTTTTACCTTTACCTCAATAGCGAAAGCTAACCAATACTCAACAGAGTATAGCATTTCATCGACTCATTTAGCTAAGAAACCACTAAAATAATGGAGAAATACAACACACTAGTAGGCAAAGTCATTGACTGGGCAGATGATCGAGGCATTTTTGATAATGGCGATGTTTTAGCTCAGTTAGACAAGACACAAGAAGAGCTTGAAGAAACTATTCTTGCAGTAAAAGAATATTACTGCTGCGCTCTTGATAAAAAGTCAATTAAAAAAGCAGAGGAAGAGGTTGCCGATGGAATCGGTGATATGTTGGTAACGATTATTATCGCAGCTAGGATGATAGACTTGGACACTACTGATTGTTTGCAACAAGCTTACGATGAGATCAAAAACAGAACTGGCAAAATGGTTGGGGGTAAATTTGTAAAAGACAAATAATGAAAGAAGAAGAAAAAACTATTTGCTGGCTGGGGACAATTCCCGAAGACCAAAAGGATACCC